GAACATCATGCTTGTTAAGTGGTTTGACACGATCTATTTTGCAATCAGACATTAAATGGATGCCCCGCGTGAATGAATCACTGGCTCAAATCACTGTCGAAATCGCCGCGCTGGAGCGGCGGACGGCTACGCTGAAGCGGGACAGGGAGTCGCGCATTGCTGACCTGCGCGGCGCAGGGCAAACACTCGCGCAGATTGCCAAAATCGCGAATCTCTCCCGCCAGCGCGTCTTTCAGATCTGTAAGGACTTGAAATGACAAAGAAAAAACCCGTTGAGTTGCACAAAAAAGCGGGCCGCCCGTCGTTATACTCAGAGATGATCGCAGATGAGATCTGCGCACGCATGATTAACGGCGAAAATCTGACGGAAATCTGTAGAGATGCGCACATCCCAACGCGCGTGACTGTCTACAATTGGTACGACAAACACCCGGAATTTTTTACTAAGTGCGCGCGCGCTCGCTTGGCATTGGCGGACTTCTTGGTCGATGAAATTGAACAGCTCGCGTCTCAGACGACCGAAGAAAACGTCAACTCGATGAAAGTAAAAATCAGCGTCAAACAATGGCGCGCGATGAAAATGGCTCCGCGCATCTACGGCGAAAAGACAATGACTGAGCTGACCGGCGCAAACGGCGCGCCGATACAGGTTGAAGCGCGGCGCACGATCAATCTCGATGCGCTCGACGAAGACACACTGCAGCAGATCGAGCAGGCGCTGCGCTTGGCGCTTGAGCACAAAAAAGAATGATGAGGTATTGATTTAGGAGAATGTGATGCTCGAAGGGAAACCACCTCTGTTTGAATTAGATAAACGCATCCTCGAATGCGTAGATGAAGATGACATTGAAAAAACTTTTTTGGACATGAACAAGATGGGATTGGCGGCTCCCCCGTTTCCTTCTTTTGTCATTAAAGCTCACACAAACATTATACACGCTCTTTGCGGAGTCCCACCTGATAACGCCAAAACTTTTTCAAACAATCTCGAAGCGGTGTATGTTTGTATAAAGTACCGCGATGGGAAAGTTAAAGCTTCTGTCGGTGTTAAATTCAGGGGTATGAAAATTCACTGGCCCAAAGGAAATCCACCGGAGAATGTCGCCGAGCAGATACAAGCTATTTCTGTCCGCTTGTTTATGTTCTTAATTGTTCTTCTCGCGACGAAGAACGCTGAAAAGGAAACGCGCGTGAACAGCGAGCGCGCATCGAGCCATCGCATTCGCGAGTACGCGAAAGATTTCGCGACGACGACAACCATTCGCATTGGTAAGATCACAGAGACAATGCGCGGCGCGTCGAGCGCGACAGGATCAAAGACGCGACCGCACTTGCGTCGCGGTCATATTCGCAACCAGCGTCACGGCGAGAACTGGAGCGAGACGAAGCAGATATTCGTTCAACCAGTGTTCGTGAACGCGGACGAAAAATGGATTTTCGAACAGAAAACCTACAAGGTTGCCGCATGATTCCCAAAACAATCCATTGCATCTATCCCGTGACCGAGCGCACGCGCCCGTGGTCAATCGTTAATCACACTGCCTTGCTGCTTGCGCGCAAACATCACCCGGATTTCGAGGTCATCATCTCGACAAACGAGGCCGCGTCAATGTCCCCCATGCGCGTCAGTGCGGCTCTCTCTGACGCGACGATCAAGCAAATTACCCTGCCGACGCATCTTGACGGCGTCGCGATCGGCTGGCCGCAATACGTCTCCGACGTCATGCGGCTACAGATACTGATCGAGCACGGCGGCATCTACATGGACACGGATATACTATTCCGCGCGCCGATCGACGCGCACGTCGCTGCCGCCGACGCCACATCTGTGGCGATCATGTCGTGGGAGACGCCCGAGCAGACCTCGGCCTGCAATGCGCTGATGATCGCGCCGCCGTCTAACAGGTTTTTAGCTGAGTGGCTCCGGCGATTGCCCGAGTCTCTCACGTCGTCGACGTGGGCGCAGGGCGGTGTCGTGCTTCCGGCCCTCCTCTTCGCAGAGGGGTTCGCCAGCGATTCGCGGCAGTTTTTGGATCACACGTTCGCCTGCCCGCTCGACCTGTCGCGCCCTTGGCTGTTCGACCCGGCCCTGCGCGACGAGGCCAAGGCGCGAATCGCCGGGTCGCAGGCTATTCACGTCTTCGAATCGTTCTGGCGCGACACCGTCAGTCGCGTGGACTGGGTCGAAAAGACGGATTGCCTGTTTTCTGATATATTCAACTCGGCGGTAATTTAAGGGGTCTCGACATGAGCGGCGACATACTGATTGACACTGTGTGGCACTGGCAGCTCGGCTGGCTGCGCCGTCCCGAAGCGGACACCGAGGACGGGTTCTGTTATGAAGAGCCAGGCGGGGATCTGGTATTCAGCGCGCATCCGCTGCACAAAAAGCGCGTGCGCTTGTGCGTGTGGGAAGAGACAGAGACAGGTGAGCGGTACACGACGCTCTCAAAAACGCCTGCGCCAACATTCCCCAGCACACTGATAAAATGACGCGAGATCAAGTCTTGACGCTCTACGATCGCGTGGCCGACGAGTTCGGCTCGCTCGAACACGCGACGATCGAAGTTGACAAAAGCCTGTGCAAAAAGTCCCTCGCCGCTTTCGTGAAGCGGGCGTGGCACGTCATCGAGCCCGGCCAGCCGTACATCCACGGCTGGCACATTGACTACATCTGCGCGCACCTCGCAGCGATCACAGACGAGATCCGGCTCGAGGACGGTGACATCTACAACCGCCTCCTGATCAATGTCCCGCCGGGCACGATGAAGAGCCTGCTGACGAATGTATTCTGGCCAGCTTGGGAATGGGGTCCGAAGGGCAGACCACATTTGCGCTACGTCTGCGCCGCGCACAAGGTCGAGAACCTGAGCGCCCGCGACAGCAGGCGCATGCGCCAACTCATCACCTCTGATTGGTATCAGGCGCGCTGGGGCGACAAAGTCAGCCTCTCCGCAGATCAGAACGAAAAGCTGAACTTCCAGAACTCCGCCGGCGGCTTCCGAATCGCGACCGCGATCGGCAGCCTGACGGGTATTCGCGGCGACAGGGTAATCATCGACGACCCGCACTCGGTCGATAGCGCCGCGTCAGAGGCGCTGCGCGAGAGCGAGGTGACGACATTCCTTGAGGCCATCCCGACCCGACTCAATGATCCGATCAAGTCGTCGATCGTCGTGATCATGCAGAGATTGCATCAGGAGGACGTCTCAGGAGTCATCATCGACAAGCGGCTCGGCTACGATCATATTATGCTACCCATGCGCTATGATCCGCTGCGCGCCGCGCCTACTCGGCTGGGGCTCGACGATCCGCGCAGCGCGGAGGGCGAGCTGCTCTTTCCGGCTCGATTCCCCGAGCATGTCGTCGATCGTGACGAGCATGCGATGGGCCCCTACGCCACCGCTGGACAGCATCAGCAGGAGCCTGCGCCGCGCGGCGGGGGCGTGATCAAGCGCGACTGGTGGCAGCTCTGGGAAGGCGAGGCGTTCCCGCCGTTTGACTTTGTGGTGGCGAGCCTCGATACCGCCTACACGATGCGGCAAGAAAATGACCCGAGCGCGATGACTGTCTGGGGCGTCTTTTCTGGCGACGTCACGCCGATGATGGCTAATAATTTTATCTCTCGATCAAGCAAGCTGCGGAACGCTGAGAGGGTGGCCGCGCGCTTTGATGAGACGACGCGCGTCGCCAGCCTGCTGCACAGCAGCCCTGAAAGCACGCCGCGTGTCATGCTCATGTACTCGTGGGCTGAACGCTTGGAGCTGCCGGATCTCATCGACAAGGTGGCGAAGACATGCAAGCGCATGAAAGTTGATCACCTACTGATCGAGAACAAGGCTGCGGGCATCAGCGTCGGGCAGGAGCTGCGCCGACTGTACGGTCACGAGGATTGGGGCGTGCAGCTCGTCAATCCGGGCGCGATCGACAAGCTGGCCCGGCTCTATGCGGTCCAACACCTCTTCAGCGAGGGAATCGTCTACGCGCCAGACCTCAAGTGGGCGGATCAGGTGATCGCCCAGTGCGAGGTCTTCCCGAAGGGCAAGCACGACGACTTGGTGGACACGACCAGCATGGCGCTG